CGATGCCACTTAAATACGAAATGCAAATATCCCAACTCATCATCGCTAAAAGCCGCCCATCGGTTGGCGCGTGCACGTTGACGGCATTCTTGCCATGTCTGGACGTGGCCGCCAGGCGGAATTTGAAATTCGAAACGCTTTAACCATGTGTGGGACGCTTCATCGCTCAGCGGATCTTGCGTTTTACTCATTTGAAACCTTTATTGTATACTCCAAATAAAAACCGCACCGGTTGGGGCTTGCATAAAGAGATCAAGGTAATCGCCCGCTCTGACTTCCATGTAATCTGTCCCAAAATCACTGTTTCCTCCGCCTTGTTCCGCCGTGATCAGTACTAAGTCACCGTCCGAGCGCCGCAAGATCCAGCTCGCGCCAAAGCAGCCGTTGGTTGTGACGAACTGAACTCTTTCAACAAAAAGAGTCTTATTCGTTTGGTTCTGCCACGTCCAATGGGATAACCCTTCGATCAAGGGTTCGCCGGTCTCAATGATAGCGTAGCCAGTCAAATTCTCAGCTCTCGCCGTCGCCCCTAAAGCCAGCAGGAACACGATAAACAGAAGTTTTTTCATTTTATTCTCCACACCCGGAATCGGCCAGTTCCGTCTTTTGTACTGCGCATCATTACTTTTATACCTCGCTTTTTAGCCGCTATGCGAACCAGTTGTTCTTGTTTTGCACTAATCACGAAAGAACCTCCAATTCGTAGTTTCGATAACGCGTTCCAATCCTCACCTTTAGGAGGAACAGGAATATCATACTCAAATTGCGATTCTTCCACTTCGTATAAAGTATATTCTTTTTAAAGAAATAGCAAGAAAATAATTGTTTTTAGTTCGGATCGGTATTGATATAGAAAAAAGGACTTTAATTGTGTTTCCGAACCACGAGTTGCTTTGGTTCGGAAAGTCGGTCCGGAAATACCCTTACTTCGTAAGGTTTAGGGTATATTTCCGAACCGACCTTCCTCACCACCAGCCTGACCGGAAAGTCAGTCTCGCTCCGCGAGACTTTCCGGACCAGACCTAAGCAACCGTGAAAGTTGCAAGATTTCTCATAAGAGAGACGCAGTAAAAATATTTACTTGAACACTTAAGATTAATGCGCGACCGTCCGATATACAGAAAGGACCTATGGCACAAAAAATAAAACCGAAACCGAAGGGTTATACTCTCGCGATGCACTTCGCTCCTGAGGAGCTCGAGGAAGTCCGGAGAATAGAAGCCGAGGCCAGGAAGTTCACCATGAAACCAACCGATTACGTTCGACGTAGTTTCAGGATCGGACGACAGGCCGCACTTAAAAACCCTCTCTTGCTGCTCGATCCGAGTTTGCAAGAGGCGTAAAAACCGCTTTCCGGCGATGCGCCGCTTTTTGGTCTTGGCTTACCCCATGAAACCATCTTATGGGGAGTGACGATAAATATTGAATTTAGGCAAAGATTCTGCGTCAAATCTGTGACATGCAAGCAAGCACCAACTTGCATTTTGCAATCCTTTTTCACTGAATTTTGTACCCTCATTGGTTCCATGTACCCCCACTTACCCGAAATTTTGAAGCTTTACCTCGCTTCACGCTCTTATTCCATCTCAGAAAATTATCTCCACGATACGACGTGGACACTTGAACACTGGCTCAAAACCATTTCTGTAGATGACATTGCCCAGCTTTCCGTCGCCAAGTTGCAAACATGGGCGGACCAGAAGTTATCCACAGTCAAGCCGGCCACGGTCGCTGCTTACATGTTCCAGATTCACCAGTTTCTCGACTGGGCCAAGGACCGAAACATTATCTCGGAAAACCCGGCAACCGCTGTCTCGTTGCCGAGGTTCAATAAATCGTTGCGTCGCAATTTTGTTTCGGCGCCGGTCGCAGAAATGTTGATCGAGAAATGCGAAGACAGGGAACTGAAATATGCTCTGTATTGCGGGCTTCACGCTGGCCTTCGATTTGGCGAAGTCGTGATGAGTCGGCCGCAATGGTTCAACCTCAATGCTCGCGTCCTCTCCATTATCCGCTCCGACCGATGGGATACCAAAGATCACGCTGATCGTGATATCCCAATTACTGATCAATTCAGCGATTATCTTGACGATTACGGATTACCAGATCCATTCATGATCGGCACCCATAAACTCGCTAAAACGAAGTGGCGATACCGATATGATTTTTCGTATCGGTTCGAAAGTTACGTAAGAAACAAAGGCGTCAATATCACCTTTCACGATCTACGAAGAACTTTCGCCAGTCTGCACGCTCAATCTGGAACCAGCCTTTACAAAATAGCCAGTTGGTTAGGCGACGGTGTTGAGGTGGTCACGCTGCACTATGCGCATCTTGCGCCGTATGATTCCGATGTTAACCGCGCTTATTCTCGATTTCAGTAATCTTTCGATTGGTAAACGCGAGGTCAGCCTCCAACGTGTCAATCCGGGCTTCAGTAGCTTGCAACGCGAGCTTCAGAAAGTTCAGGTCGACCCTAGCTTGTTCTTTGGCCCAATGAGTGAACCGTACCAACTCTGTCGCCGCTTTCACACTCGATTGTGTAGTGCTCATATCGGCCTCATTTCAAATTCAAATGGGTCGATTTGTGCGCCATTATCGAAATGCTGGATGGATTCACTGACATCAAAAGGCAGGTCATAGAAACCACTCCCGTCCTCGAAAGAGACACGGAAATTGCCCACAATTGCCTTGCGTCCCGTGTCACGTCTGATAGCGAGCGCCACAGGGCAACATTCACAGCTGTACTGGTAACCTGAATCGATGTCGTTTTGCGTTACAGTGATTTTCATTATACGACCTCCCAGTCTACGCTTCCGCATTTGGGGCAATGAGGGTCAGCCGCATTTGGACTCACACTGAATGTTTTTCCGCATTCTTGACAGTTCAGTTTGACCTTCGTTGCGTGAGTATTCTTTTTCATTCGCAACCAAGCTCCTCGTCTTCGTCCGCTTCAACCTCGGTCCAGCCGCGCGGCACAGAGAGAGTCTGAGCCGGCCACATTTGCCAATCGTCTGTATTCATTTGGACTCCTCGACCGAGACCTGGGAATAGATACCGGCTTTCAGTAAGCGTACAATGCGAGCTTTGGCATCCTTCTCGGTATCGAAAGAGCAGAACACATAAGCGCTCAAATCATGCGCTGGCTTAGTCATATCGAGAGCGGAAACATTGTATTTCTTTGTCATAAAGTAAGATAACGCGTAAGACTTAATACGCAAGTGTTTTCTTACGATTTATATGCCTTCTGAAGATTTATATTGCTTTCCCGCTTTCTTAGCGTTAAGCAGCCAGTCAAGGCATGTCAGCTGCTTCGCAAAAAGGTTCTTCCGACGAAGTTGACTCTTCGATCTCTGGTTCACGTCATGTCACCGATGAGGATTATGATGTTTATCTACGTGGCCGAGCCGCGGGGATGACTGCTGAGCGAGCTGCCAGGCAGCTTGGGTTCAGCAAGCAGACGATGTACGAATGGCAGCAGCGCAACCCTGACAAGTGGGAAGAATTCAAAGCACGGTTGCGTGCGCCAATGCTTGATCAGATCATTCGGCATTCGAAGAAGCAATGGCAGCCGGCCGCCTGGTTTCTTGAACGTTCGTTTCCGAATGAGTTTGCGTTAACCGAAGTTCACCGGATCCAGCATTCCGGTACGGTCGAGCATAAGTTTCAAATGGTAGATCGCACTGCGATCGAAGAGCTATCGGGCACACTACGGGAAGTCGAGTCGGAGGTATGCAACCCCTAGGCAAAACCGGGAGGCCACTTCCAAAAATAGGGTTCGCGCTCTTTGCCCTTAGTGCACTCGGGATCAGGCTTTACAAATGGCAAATGGAGATCCTCGTTGCGCTGGAACTCAAGCAGGTCTCAGCAGTAGTTTGCAACGGTGGTGGCAAATCAAGCGTGATCCTCGCGACCGCGGTCCTGGCGTTCCTGTACAATTGGCCGAATGGACGGTGTTGCGTTACGTCCGGTTCATGGAACCAGATTGAATCAATGGTGTGGCCTGCGATCGAGCGACATCGGTCATTGCCGTACTTCGATGGGTGGACGTTTAATCAGTGCGAAATTCTGACGCCGAACGGTGGGTTTGCTAAAGGCGTGTCGACTGACAACGCGATGCGGCTTGAAGGTTGGCATCAGGATTTCTCTGTTGATCCGATTATTCCGTGCATGATGCTGGTCGATGAAGCCAAGGCGATCACAGACGATAAGTTTATTGCGATAAACAAATGTTCACCATCGTTCTACGGTCAGTTCAGTTCTGCTGGTGACGCATCGGGTTCGTTCTATAACTCGTTCTCGACGCACAAGAAACTGTTTTGGACACGGCGTGTCAGTTCATACGATTGCCCGCATATCACCGAGCAGCAGCGCGAACGTGACCGCCAGTTGATGTATCCGTCGGACTTCGCGGCTAAGCACATGAGCGAGTTCGACCAGGACAGCTCGAATAGTGCGCTCAACCGCGGAATGTTCGAAAAGAACTTTGCGAGTACGATCGAGCATGTGCCAGGGCTGCAGGTTGCGTTTTGCGATTTTGCGGCGGGCGGTGCGGAGAACGTGATTGCGTTACGCGACGGGAACAAGGTCGAGATAGTCGCAGCCTGGCGAAATTCTAACCCGACCGAAGCCTGCTTCGAGTTTGTCGAACATTTCAAGAGATTGAAGTTAGGCGGTGGCTGCATTTACGGGGATGCCGGCGGAATGGGCCAGGTCATGATTTCGAATATCAAGACGCTAGGCGGTTGGCACGTGCACGAGGTTTTCAATCAGACGCCAGCAACCGATAGCGAGCACTATGCCAATGTTGGAGCTGAAGCGTGGTTCAAAGCAGCGCTCAAGATTGAGCGATGCGAAGTGATCGTGCCGGACGATCAAACTTTCATCGCGCAAGCAACCAACCGTAAGCGAGCACGTGATTCGAAAGGACGGTTAGCGATCGAATCGAAAGACGACATGGCCAGGCGCGGTGTGTTATCGCCAGATCGTGCTGATGCAGTTTTCGGGGTGATGGAATGCGGAGCGTCCACATGGAGCGGCGCATTAGTTAAACAAGTCAAGATGGAGACAAACGAATGGCACACAGAGCACGTCAATTGGTAGGCAAGCGGAGGCGACAGAATTGAGAATACTGAAAGCATTCATATTTTTCAGGCCAACACTTTTCTGGGCTTACGTATTTCTGGCGATCGGACTTGTGTTAGCGTTAGTAACATCCAGAACCGAAGCCCAGAGTCCGTTTAAACCTGATACGATAGTTCCACCAAAAGAATCGGTTCCGGTCGCGAGTGCTGCCGAGATGGCGGCCTACAATGGTAAAAAAGTCATACAACTGGCTGAAGATGAACTCGGCACATTTAAGGTGCCCGGATCAGATAACCAGCGCGTTAAGACTTATTGCATGGACACGTTTCAAAATGACGACGTATACAGCAATGACGGATGGTGTAGCGCGTTTGTGAGCTTCATCATGCGGGAAGCTGGTTACAAGTTCAGTCCGAACAACACAGATTTCGGTTGGATGTACGTTGTACATCGAGTGCCTGAGCCGAGACCTGGCGACATTGCTATGCTGGATTCTCACATCGCCTTCTACGTTGGCAGTAAGGTGAATAAGGAAGGCCTGCACGTCGTTGGTATCCTTGGTGGGAACCAAGATTATCAGGTGTGCATCATGTGGGTTCCGGATTCTGATATCGAGTACTACGCCGAAGCGGACGCGGCGCCAAATGGATGGATGCCGAGCAAGCATATCCCTAACGGCACGGGGTCAACCGGCGTAAACGTTCTTAATAATCACCTTAGATGGACGAGTCCGTCAGTTCTACACACAGCAGGAGGTCATCCACTCTGAGCGATGATTATGATCTGTACTGGTTCGCATTTGCACTTTTCTGTGCAGCACTTGGTTGGATTTGGGGATTTATAACTGGAGCAAAGAAATGAAAATATTGACGATCCTATTCTGCTTAAGCGTTACATGCTTCGCAGGCGACACCAAAAAGACAGGGCATCGCATTCGCGGCCATTACCCAGACAAAGGCTTCCAAGAGAAGGTTTCGCCGCACGGAAGTCCGACCGCTGCGCCTCGTTATCCGTATTATCCATACTGAGCTATAACATGAAATTTTTTCTCATACTAAGCGTGATTTGCTCGTGGTTCGTCATGCCGTCGAATTCACGGGCTGCCACTGATTCGAAACTTGGCGCAGCCGTCCACTTTGAAAACCAGGTCGGCAATCCGAACTATGGCCAGACGGTTTTGCCTCCACTGATGGCAAGAACGCCGCTCGCGATGATCCGCGACGGTGACGCGCCCAACTGGCGCAAGTACGAGCTGACCCAAGGCGTCTACACCCTCGATATGACCGAGCAAGCCTGGATCGATGCTATGAGCGCAGCCGGTTACTCAATCGTGTTCTGTCCAGGGTTTGATGGCGCCCACGATTATACACCGCTCTTCTATCCGCTCTCGCCGTTTCCAACCACCCAGTTTATCTCGTTCATCACCTGGTGGGTCCAGCAAGAGGTAGCACGCGGAGTCCATATCGCTGCGATCGAAGTTCAGAACGAACCGAACAACAGCTTCCAGTCGGTCGAAGGCACGACATGGGAAAGCCAGCTGGTGACCTTATCCAATAGCGTGGCAGACGCTATTCATGCTCTCAATCTCAACGTGCCGGTGATCGGCCTAGGGGCACAAGGCCAGCAGATACTCGATATGCTGGCGCTCGCGCCTACGCACTTGGATGGGATTGTGTACCATCCCTATGACGCCAATTACCCATTCAATAACCCGGAATCGGTTTACGAAGGCGGCAACGCCCCGTGGGGTTTTAATTATTCCAATTGGGTGAGCACGCTACGCTCGAAGACCGCGCTGCCGTTCTGGGAGACAGAATGCGGGCCAGGTGGCGGCGAGATCATGGCGGCAGAATGGATGACGCGCCGGCTTATCTTGACCAAGCAACTAGGGGTTGAGCACACATTCTTTTACCAGCTTTCTAGTGGCGATTCCGGCCAATCACTTTTCACCTACGACCATCAAGCTCGTCTACAACTGTTGGCAATCAACCGGCTGGAAGCAGGGATAGCCGGGATGACACCGGCACCGACTCCAGCCTTTAGTTTCTCCAGCGTAGACCCAAGCTTTGTACCAGCCAACGCTACTGGCGCTATGTTTTCTGACGCAGCAGGACACTTCGCGGCCAATGTCTGGATGGCGGGCACTATCCCGCATACTTGGGTGATCCCGGCTTTGACTGACGTCACATTCAGTGTGCCGACTGTGCCTCTGGGGATCAGCGGCGTTAACCTTTCTACCGGCGAACCGGTCAGCGGCCTGACCTTCACTAACTCTGGATCTAGCGTCACTGTATCCGGCGTACCGATGGGACCAGACGTGATCATGCTGAGTCCCGCGACTGGCCCAACCCCGCTACCCACACCAACCCCAACACCAAGTGCAACTCCGACCCCTACGCCTACTCCTACTCCTGTTCCGACTCCGACTCCGGTACCGACGCCTACACCCACTCCCACACCGTTACCTACTCCTACTCCAACCCCTGTTCCCACGCCTACACCGAGCCCCGCTCCTACTCCGACTCCGACGCCAATCACATACAACACGTGGCTGAAGTCGTTATACAACGAGGAAGATACCTTGAATAATGGGCCTGGAATGTCGGGTCCGACATCCGTCTGGGTTGGGACTCATCCAATATTCCCGGACGCCGGATTGAATCCACCGAGCTATTCACAGTGGATCGCAACACTCAATACCGAGCTAGACCTGCTCTTTAATGGGCCTGGGTTCTCTGGTCCGATTGATACATGGATTGGCACTAATCCAATCACGCCCGATGGGGCACCCACACCGACCCCTACGCCGACGCCAACCCCTACACCCATACCCACACCGACGCCAACACCTACACCCACACCGACGCCAACACCTACACCTACACCAACACCTACACCAACACCTACACCAACACCAACACCTGCTTATATTGTACAGCAATATAAGGTTAACTACGGAGGATCGCTCATCGGCGTTTATGGCATCACCATGGCTAAGCCACAACTCGCTGGTGACTGGATTGTGGCGACAGTCAGTCCCTCAGCAAGCGTGACTGTCACCGATAGCTTTAGTGAGCCTTACATCCAAAATCCTACTGGAACGTGGACATCCAACAACATTAAAGCCGAGTCAGGGAACAGCGTGGCGTTTTCCTTCGGGGTTAGTACAACCAATCCGGCAATGACGGTGACTGAGTATTCCTCTAAGCCACCTCCAACCCCTACACCGACTCCTACCCCGACCCCAACGCCTCCGGCTACTCCTACACCGACGCCTATTACAGGGATTAATCCCGTGTTGCCTGCCGGGGTGCTCCCGTCTGGCTATACGTTGCAGTGGAATCAGGATTTCAGTGACCCGAAATATCAGCCGTTCAATGTGCCGGCCAACGTTGCCTTGAATGGACCAGCTACCGGCAGTATCTGGAACGCGATCGTAGGGCAACCTGGCGGGTTTACCACCACATTTAACGGGGAGGGCTCACCGTTCTCGACCGCATCGACCGATGCCAGTGGCAAGCATTATCTGACCATTTACGCTAACGGTTCACTGGTGCCTCCTTCTGGAGGATTAATATCTAGCGTCGCTCATTCGTTTAATGTGCCGCCTGGAACCGTTATCCCTGGATTCTGGGGAGCTCTCGCCTACTGGGAAGTCAAAGCGTTCGTTCCGGCAGCTGGCTCTGAGCGTTGGATGAGCGCTTGGGTGATCGGATCAACCGCCTCAGTTGACCCGGTAACCGGTAATTACGGGGAAGTCGATATACTGGAGTTTCCGCAATGCCAGCAAAACCTGCACTCCTATTTAGTTGATCCGACAACGCACCTGTCAATCGCGAACCGGAACCCGTACACCTTTAATCCGCCTGTCCCTTCGCTAGGCTGGCATGTCTGGGGTTGCCTGATCCAACCTGGAAGCGTCTCGATCTACATTGATGGGGTGCTCTCTCACAAGTTTACCGGGCTCACTAGTGAGTGGAATGTCCCGATGCAGCTCAATTTGGATAATTCATTCGGGACAGGATTACCCGCTACCGGTCAGTCTGGGTGGTCCAATAATTTCGGGATCAGCTATGTCCGGTGTTGGAAAAAATGAATCCCATCGGCCGCGGCCTCTATGTTTAGGCCATCTATGACGATGCCAACACAAAACACATGAGACGACCAAATTACGAATGTTTGATTGGGCACATCCGGCACCACCATCTACGACAGTGGCTACTAGACGGAGCTACACGAGAGCGAGCCCACACCATTCATGCGGCGGTGAGGCGCTTAAGCGACGGAGAACTGCAGCGTGGTTTCGCGCGGTTATTGAGAAAGTGAAGCTATATGGCCTGGGGCGATGATTTCCATAAAGGCGGCAAGGATTACTGGAAAGTCCTGGATTGGCTCAGAGCGGAGATAGGCGGCGCGCTAAAACGGTTTCCCGAAGTTCCTAACGAGGATAAGCGGCAGATTTTGCAAGAGTTTGTAGAGGCACACAAATGAAGCGTAAAAAGGCTGCAGACTGTTGCAACAATTACCCGTGGTGCAACCATATTCACGGTGAGATCAAGGAAGCGCCACGTAGCACCAGACCGTCGCCAAAGGGAGAGTATCCTAATATCGTAAGCAAGGGAAAGCCACATTGAAGTATGATCGCTGAGTCTGCGCTTACCGGAAACAACGTTTGGGTGGCGCTCATCGTCGTGGTCGGCCAGTTGGCCGGCTCGATTCTGACTTGGTTTTTGAGTAAAAGAAACTCGGTCAAACTCGATAAAGCTATCCGGAAGGTGGACGAAGGAACGGCGGCGCAACTCGAAACTAAACACGAGATTAATTCTAGGTTGAGCGAGTTGCTCGCTAGCGTTCGGACCGAAAGTTTGGCCGCTGGCCGATTAGCTGGCATAGAGGAGCAGAAACGTCGATATGAGAAAGGTGACAAAGGAGAAATGGAATGAATTTTAAAGACTTTCTTGGGGGAACAGAAGACCGCTCGGGCCGAGCATCAAGCCGCACTTACGTCCATTCCCGGCGCTCGAGCCCGAGTCGGTTCTCTCCAAAATCAGCATGAGTGACGCACTTAAACATTCCGACATTCTCTACTCAATTTTTTGGGTTGGGCTCATTGGCATTCTTATTTTTCTACTGTACCGAATCGAACTAAACACAGAAAATCTGATTAAAATCATCAAGAAAGAAAAATGAAGTCACCAAACACAAATTGGCACGTTATAGTTGCCGGTATTGCTGTCACGATCGTCAGTGTTACTATGCTGCTCATGAAAATGCCGGTCGAAGCGGTCGGGACGGTCGCTGCCCTAATCTTGGGCGTTCTCGCTCAGTCTGGCTTGCTGCAAGCGGCCGATGCGCAAAAAGTCGCCACTATCGAGAACATGATAGCTCCGCAGATTGCGTCCGCCGTTCAGGTCGCTAAGGACGACCTTATTAAACTGCATGCTGTATCGACGGCTAACGTAGCTGCCGTAGAAAAGGTAGTTGCGGTACACGCAGCATTGCTCAAGGCGCCAGAACCTCAACCGCTGTTGTCGTCTCCGGCAGAAACGCCGACCGCACCCGTTGCACCGCACCTAGTTTAAGTGGGCATTCTCGCCATAGTTCAAGCTGCTCTTGAAGCGCTTATAGAGTTCTTCAAGTGGCAGACGGTTTTGTCTCAGATCCAATCTAGAAAGTTAGTTTATGATATCGACCAACAACAAAAAGCGGCAGGCCGTGATCTTCTCGCTAAAATTGATGCTGCCAAAAATGATAATGATTTGTCTGCTGTCAGCTTGTACCTCGACGATCAAGCAGACGCCGCTGGCTTTGCAGCAGACGTCAGATCCGCGCTTTCGGACAGCACCGGACGGCACGACGTGGGTGTCAGCGGGGGAATATCAAAGGCTGCAACACCGGTTCGCGAATCAGATAACAAAGACCAATCGCCAGGAAGCGGCATCGCAGGTCCAACCTTAAAGCATACAGTTGAGGCCTCCGTTATACCGGACGACGACAGGTTCAAGGTAACTGGTCGTGCAACGCACTTTGGGTTAGAGGTTCGTTTAGATGGTAAACCGCCTGATGGCGAAGACGATAAGGGTGACGAAGACAAGCGTGGGCATCCGCTCTTAGGTGCGTTCGGAGATGTAACGCACCGGAAAGATATCATTGGAGTTGCGATACCGATCAAGGTTTTCGATGACACGATTGGTGTGCGAAACATTCATTTAGTCAAGTCGCGCCAGATTACGGTTGACATCGTCAGCCACGTAAGCGGCAAACACTTAACCCGCGCATGGATTGTTGACCTAGGGCCTTCCGCAAAACTTGATGGCAAATGGCTTGGCCGTGCGGCTGATCTTACGTATTTGGCTGCGCACCTCCTTCAGCACGAGGACGGCGACGTTACATATTGGATTAACGGTGTGGACGGCAAGCCTATGGAAATTGATGGCTGGGACCGTAAAGAAGGGCACGTAATGGCATGACAAGCAGGCAGAAATCGCCTAAATAAACAATTATGGCAGACGAAACGAAAGACCCAGTAATAAAGGTGACCGAACCCGGAAAGCAGGCGGATATTCCGTTGCCGCCTAACCCGTTACCACACAATGGACCCAGCGCATTCGGTGCGCCAGAAGTTCACATTGACAGGTTGGGGCAATGGGCACCGGGACCGGCTCCGTCGTTAGAGGAACTAGCTACCGAAGAACAAGTGCTTAAGCAGAAAGCGGACGACGTGTCAGAGTAATGGCGAAACGAAGAAATAGATTTGCCGGAAAGAAACAAGGTTCTGGGGGGAACACTGCTCAGACCGGCAGCAACGGCGCGGCTCTTGCTAGCCTTTCACAAGGGCCGTTGCCACTCAATGGCAGCGCCAAATTGATCGGTGCGGCAGGAAACGTGCCGCAGTCGGGCATAATTGAGGTCAATAACAACGACCGGTTAATCAATCAGATCTGGGGTCCGATTGGTCCAGAGCGATTGATGCATATTCTGCGTGAATCGGTTATTGGGAACTTACTTTATCAGAAGCGGCTATTCGAAAAGATGTGTGACGAATGGCCGCGTCTGCAAAAGAACCTTCTGAGCTTAAAACGTGATGTTGCTGGGTTGCCGTGGTCGATTGAACCATACACGGAGAAGAACGCGGACCCAACTCCGACAGCGCAAGCTAAAGCTGATCTAATAGAACGTGCGTTATTTGGCATGAAGGGCGATATCGTGTTTCATGAGCGCAGTTGGACAGGGTTCATTAAAGATCTGGTAGACGCAATACCATGTGCGATCTCAGTATCTGAGATCTACTGGGAACAACGTCCCGGGCCGACCGGCGGTTTAGAGACAATGCCGCGGTGCAGTCGGAAACTCCCTCCGCGATATTACGGGTACTCGATGCAGCCGATGGAGGAAGACAGGTTGATGTTGAACACGACCGGTGTTCTATCTTTCGCGCAAGTTAATCTGAATGATTTTAGTGAGTTTCAGAACAAGTTTGTAGTTGGGATATTCGAGGCGCACGACGATCATCCTACTATCTGCGCTATGCTTCGGTCGCTTACCGGGTGGTTTTTGGCGAGCAAGTACGGCCTCAAATGGTTTATGACTTATTGCCAGCTTTTCGGTATGCCGTTCCGGATGGCCGAAGTACCTGCCGGAGACCAGGTCACATTTAACCAAGTATCCGCGATGCTTGAACAAATGGGGTCAGCGGCGTGGGCCGTATTTCCGGTAGGAACCAAGCTAACTCTATCTGAAGCACGTTCGCAAAGTGGCATGATGATACCTCAACGCGTGCTTCAAGAAGATGCGGATCAGCAATGCGACATTTTGATTCTTGGTCAGACGCTGACTAGCACGAGCGGCCGGGCCGGCGGAAATAGGGCACTCGGCGAGATTCACGCTGAGACCGAGCGCAAGGTAATCAACGCGGTAGCTGAATTTGTGATTGAGGTGGTCAATACACAGCTTATTCCGGCGATATTGATGCTCAATTTTGGAGAAACCAGCGAGCCTCCTAATTTGAGCGGCAGCCAGGAAGAACCGATGGATGAACTCGCGCTGGCGCAGCGTGATGCAATCCTGTTCGACCAGATGCGGTTGCCGGTAGCGAAACAATTCCTGTACGATCGCCACTCCGTGCCGCAACCGTCCGAAGATGATGATCTCTTTGAGCCGGCAGCGCCCGCATTGCCTATGCAAGATCCAAGCCAAATTCCAGCAGGAACGGCTGGGTTCAAGAGCGATGCCGGCGGCAGTAGCCCTGGCGGAGCAACCGTGAAGTCTATTCGTGATCGGCTGAGAAGGATCAGAGAATGAGTACTGACCCGGAATCGAGGAATGCTGGAATTAATGATGTGGTGGACGTACAAACATCTTTAGTGGTTTCGAAGGCAATTCGTATGCGGGAGTTGCGCGAAAACCGTTTCTCGGCTATAACGGAGGTGATCCGCGTTGTGGCTATCAAGGGTCAGCCTCTCAAAGACGTTGTCCATCAAGCGGTCGCGATGGCTCGGGAACGCAATGCCGGGATTGAGTTCGAGGTTAATGGAGTGACTTTGCAGGTGTTCCGGTGGAGTGAAGCTCGGCAAGTTTTAGATGAGTTCGATAAGCAAGTGAAAAAGAAAAAGCTAATGGTAGGTACTGATAAAATCCCCTAACCAAGGATAGTCATCGGGTTCGACTCCCGGCATTAGCGCCTTACGGCGAGAGATTATAAGAAGGTTCACAAAGATCCGCATCCCGTTCTCGAACGGGAACTCGCGGTTCTTCTTCTCTCGGCGCTTTCAGAGAAACAGCAGAAATTGATAGAGTTCATTACCGAGTACGGCATCGATGGCCTTCCGGATTACGGTGATACGATTCTACTGCAGGGTTGGGACCAGTATTTTGAAGAGGTTTCTCGAATTTTGCTTGATGCGACGGTGTACAGTTCTCGAGAGATTCTATCGGAATCAAACAGGGAGCCTAGCGACTATTTTCTAAACCAAGTCGCGAAAGAGAATTTCCAGATTGCGAACGAGGAATCCGCGGCTCTTCTCGGCTTGCACTGGGATAGAATCTCTGGTTTAGCTTCGGGCGGTTTAGCTGTTACATGGGGTTTATCACAGACGCTGCTCGACCAGATTGAGAAGGCCGTTATTCAAGCTGAGGAAGAGGGTTGGTCTAAGTCTCAAGTCGAACAAGAGATCACGAATCTGAGCGGGTTCGGAGCTGATCGCGCGAAACAGTTATCGCAGAACGCTCTTTCGTTCGTAGACGGCAAATCGAGCCGACGCGTAGCGTCAATGACCGGTGCAACCGAGAAGTTCTCGGAAACGGTTGGAGATGACCACGTGTGTGCTGAGTGCGAAGAGAATGAAGCGGACGGATGGATACCGATCAACGAACAGTTCAGCGGCAGCGGCACTGAAGATACTCCGCATCATCCGAACTGCCGATGTTCGGTTTCCTATCGCTGGCAGGAGGCAGCTGTTACGGCGGTATGAGATCGGGAATTTTGTACGCAGCGTTTAAAGGAAAATTCATTCCTTCTGATGAGAACATCATCATTTTGATGTTGATTGAGTGCGATACCGGAAACCAATATTTTCTATACGTCGAGGCGACCAATTACAGGTTTACTCAGGGTGATCGGTTTAGATGGTCGGACTGCGACGACGCGGATGTTTTCTGGTATACGCCAACTCGGATGACTCCGCTCATTCGTCATAAACCGGAAAAGGTGGCTTTGTCATGAGCGACGAACTCACGATCACGATTGCGATAGACCGGGATGATCTTACGCCAGTTCTAGCTCAGCTTGATTCCATCGACACGAGCGAAGCACTTTTGTCAGCCGGGAAAAGCGTCAAAGATTTCTTGGTTCAGTATCACACTGATTTCGAAGAGCGATGGCGCGGTGACCATTATATGGCTGGCCCGCATTCCGGCGAATGGGCGCGAGAAATACCGGTTGCATGGCAGGAACCGCAGCTTGTCGGTGAAGGCGCCGTTTCTATTTCGAACATGCATCCGCACCTCGCGCATAAGGTCTTAGGCGGCACGATCGCGCCGGTGAGCGCTGCTGCATTGACTATTCCGCTTATTCCGGAAGCGAAAGGTGTTCCGGCGAGAGAATTCCCTGAGCCGCTCTTTATTCCTAAAGGGGTGAGCGTTTTGGCCATGGGAGGTGAAGGGGGGCCATTCGTGCCAGTTTACGCTCTTGTGCAGTCAGTTAGTCAAGGGCCGTGGCCAGGCGCGTTACCGGAGAACGAGGCTATTGCAGATATTTTTAAAACCAATTTTATGATTCAGCTCGATGCGGCTCTTAGCGCTGCAGCTTCGGGCGAACTAGCGGGAGCAGCAGTATGAATAGGTTAGTCAAAGCGATCGAGAAACGAGCGGGCGTAAACCCGAAAGAAGGTGAGAAGAAGTACGGCGAGGTGAACTACGCCGATGAGAAAAATAAAAAATACCCGATCGATACTGAGGAACATGTTCGAGCCGCGCTCAGTTATTGGGGAATGCCAAAGAATCGCGAAAAATATTCGGCTGAAGATCAAAAGACGATAGGCGGAAAGATTCACGCGGCGGCCAAGAGATTAGGGATCGACGTTTCAGCTACCTACGTCACGGCCGAGTACGCAGTTGACCTCAATGGATCTGCTCCTAACCGGATCATGTATTTTCCGGCCGGCGATTCAAAGATATCGGCTAGTGTCGGAGGAGAAGCGAAAGAGGTCGAGGTGAGAGTCGATGCTGAGACGGCGCTCCTGCTTCAGAACGATTTAGAGCAACGGCTGCAAGGTAATGTGCGACCGATCATCGATTTTAATCATCAGCTAGGCGCCGCGGCTGCTCTCCCTAAACGGTTTGAATGGGTTGAAGGCGAAGGTGTGTTCCTTGAGCTCGATTGGACGCGGGCCGGCAAGTATGCAGTGGAAGGAAAAGACTATTCGTTTTTCAGTCCTACGTTTTTGCTGGATCCGGAAGGTTGTCCGGTTGGTCTGCCGCCGGAAGGCGCGATCGGAGCGCTGACCAACGATCCAGCGTTCAGAACGATTGAACGGATCTCAGCCAAGAAAGTTTTAATTAAACCCGGTGATGAACCGGACAACAAACAAAACGAGGAGGAAGACATGGAGTTAGCAAAAGCACTCGTATCCGCCGGATTCATCACCGAAGAGGATTCAAAGGACACGAGTAAAATCGTTGCAGCCATTCAGGCTAAGACAAAGAAAGAGAGCGATGGTTCGCTTAACACGGAGATCGAAGCACTCCGCGCCGAGCTTCAACAGGTCAGGGTTGAAGGAGCGAACAAAGAGGCGGACGCGGCGATCGTACGAGCTGTCGCTGAACATCGGATTGAACCGAAGAATGAGACTATGAAAGCCAGCATCAAGAAATTGTATTTAGCGAATAAGGTCGAGGCCGAGAACCTGATTAAATCGCTTCCGGTCAATAAGGCGTTCGAAAAGGCTGTCATAGTTACCAGCGATCAAGATCGAATTAAAACCGAGACCGATGGACGCGACCGCGCCAGGAAATGTGAAGCGGCAGCAAAGAGGGTTCAAAAGGGAAGCCCCAACATGAGCTTTCAAGACGCTTGGAACGTGGCTGCTACCGAAGATCCTGAATTATTTCAAGCGGTGTAATCCCGCGCTAGGCAAGAGAACAAGAAAGAAAACTAAAGTATGAAATATGGTGGAATAGCGCGAGAGATACCGATTCTTCAGTATCCCTGCGCAGCAGCATCTACCGTGGTTTACGGGATGCTGATCGAGTTTACGGGCGGCGTAGCCATTGCCTGGGCGGGAACTAACCCGCTTTTTGGCGTGGCTACTGGCGACGCGGACCTAGATGCGTTAGTGCTTCCGGTCTACGTCGCAAAAGGCCACACGGTCTTTATCAAGTGTGGTGCGGGCGTTGTGCCAACTGTCGGTCAAGAACTTTTCTGGATCGCGGGTGGCCTGGCGCAGGTTACCGGTACTGCCGGGACCGGGTTCGGGATTGCTGTCAAAGCTGGGTTAAACGGAATGGTGGAGGCGAGGCTCAAATAATATGGGTTACGATGTACAACAGCTCCTGACCTACAGTCAGGGCATTTATTCGGACTGGGCTATCAAGCATCCAGTCGCAAAATTCCTCGCACCGGAGGTGCCGGTAATGGCCGAGAAATTCTTCTACAAGAATTTCGGGACCGGAAACCAATTCAATATACAGGAAACGACTCGTGCGATTGGTGGTGGTGCTGCACGGCTCGCGTTTCAGGTAACTGACTCGCAAAGTGTTCTTTTTGAGAACGCAATGGAAACCACGATTGACGATATCGAGAAACGGCAGAACGTGGAGATGTTCGATCAATTACAGATGGTCAAAATTAGGGATCTGAGTACGACGATCCTGAATAATGACTTGAAGGCGTTGTTCGCGTTTATGAATGGTGCGGTCGCTGTCACTCCTGCTGGAACCCCTGCGGGGTTCACTGGAGGGGTATGGGGGAGTAGTGCCAATGATCCGATCGTTGATATCGATCTGATATGTAAATTTATCACTGATAATACCGGCCTTATTCCGAACCGAATTTATCTTGATCTCGGTGCATGGTTATTATTGAAGAACAATACCAAGATTCTTGGTCGTGTTCAGTACATCCAATTTGCTATCGCGACAATTGAGCAGATCAAAGCGTTAACGGCGGTCCCTCTTGAATGGATGATCGGCGGCGGCGCACAATTCGTTTCGGGTAGTGCAAGCAATTGCTGGATCTTTTACGGTCAGGATAACCCGGGTCAGATGGACCCATCTGCGTTCAAGACTTTCGTTCGTACAGCGAACCGGTTCGACGCACTTCGGCAATATCGCGAGGAACGAATCAGGTCCGATGTGTACTACATCGATTGGCAGCAGAACCGGTTAGTGACGGGGCCGTCTTTGGTAGTCAGGTTCACGGTCACCTAAGCTTTAAACGGAAGATAAGTTATGGCGTGGGTGTCACTCAATGAAGATGATGTAAGGAACGAGTTGTCGCAGCCTGAAAAGGATGCGTTCAACACGTTCGCTCTGGAATCGGGTCAAGCCGATAGGATCACATCGATTTGTCAATGGGTGACATCCTTGGTTCGGGGCCGGGTTGGTGCTTACGCGCAGAACCGGAATTTGTTGGACCTGGTATCAGCCAACATTCCTCCGGAACTGTACGGAGCAGCTATTGAGATCGCGCGGTACAAGCTTCTGACCAGTTTCCCGGCGGGGAGAGTGTTCATCGATGAAGCGCGGATTGCGTCGTTTAAGGATGCGAACAAACAGCTAGACGATGTTGCGAAAGGATTAATTGCCGTTGAACAACCTCCAACAGCTCAGTTCGATTTGTCTCCGAGCGCATTCAATAGCCAGGATTACCAGGCTAATCCAACTACGTCGGGAAGAGTGGTATCTCCAAACAAGTACAAGCAGGATCTCGATTTCAGTTTCTGGCATTAATGATTACCTCGACTCTAGCTCAGTTGCAGACTGCTGTAGCGGCGATGCTGACGATTGACCATGCTTTCAACGGTACGGACTCAGCGAACGGGAAAGCCGTTCCGGTCATTACTGAAAAGATTGGTGATATTGTAGCGCACCTAAACCAGCAGATCGCGCAGATCGGGTTAGCTGTGGTGATCACGGTCCCACCTTTTAGAAACGAAAACTCGAAGGTCAATAGCATTACGTCATGGGTGACTCTCATGATTCAGGTTTCAGAACTTGTGATGGTAAACCAAGGATCGAAGGGAACACAAATTCCGGCTTCTGTTTTGGTGTGCCGGATATGTGAACTGCTTCACTGGAAGAGTCACAACACAGTATCGAACGTCGACCAGAGAATGCAGGTACTTGAATTCCAGGATGCGATATTAAAGATCACCCCAACACAATCGGGAACCATGACACGAGACATAACTTATCTGATGAAATTCAACACACGATTAGTGATTAAAACTTTATGAGCAGAAATTACGGTGACGCTAATAACATCGTCAATGTATCGGCTTTAGTGCTTTTCCAGATTCAGGGGATAACGGATCGGTACATTGATTTCGGTAACGTCGTTCAGGTGACAGGCAACCTCGGGGTCACGAGAAAGCAGGCGGAATGGTCAGTAAACGGCATTTTGCAGCTAGCGAAAAATGTGGTGATCAAGGTCGAACCTCAGTTCACGATTCAGTGTAACGAGATGACGATCAACACGATGTACGCTTTGTACGGCGGTACGGCGAAAAGTGTTCTTAGTCAGACGCTTGCAACTGCGCTCACTCTAACAATAACGAATGCTGCACCTTACGATGTGGCCAGAATACCCGGAGAAAATCCGACGATAGTTTCAGTGAAGCAGGGTGTAACTAGCCTAGTTCAAGGTGTCGATTACGATTTGGTTGGATCAGGGACCAAGGCTAGCGCAATCCGGTTTAGGTCAGGTTCAACGTTTATTACGGGTGCTCAGACGATCATCATTACGTACAACTTGCCTGCGTTAGCTGCTGGAACATTCCCTCAGATTTGGGTAGCGGATATGTTCAATCAGATGAACCGGTACGGCAAGATTGAGATTACGTTTACTGATCAGTATTCGAACCTGTTCAATCATCGGATACTCGGGAACGTGTTTTTATCTGCGGACAAAGCACCGGTATATAAGCCGGATGATTTCGCATCCGTTGAACTTCTTGCTAGTTTCTCGGGTGCTGCTACGCTGCAACACGTTGAGACCTGATAGTTGTTAGTTAACCCTTAGTGGTGCCACTGCCCACCCTCAAGCCAAGGCAGATGAATGACAGATGCTAAAACTGAGATAGAAAATATTCAAGGGTTTAGAGCCGTGACAGTCACGCTTGACGACGGCTCTCCTTGCGAAGTTAAGATCAAAAAGCTCAACGTCTACGAACTGCAAACCTACGCTTTAGTGTACGGACTGCAGGACAAAGTCGTTGAGCTTTTTATTTCGAAAGAGAGAGAGTTCGTAGAACATCTTCCTTACGAGGAAGTGGAAAAAATTCTCGATATAGGGCACGAGATAAACAACCCTATCTTGACCCGGTTCAGCCAGAGAGACGGGAAGATGACGGAATTCCTGATAAAAGTTCTCACGGAAAAAGTCGAGGTAAAGAGGAAGCTAGCCTCAGTTTTGGACGCGTCATACTCGAAGTCTCCATCCTCACCGGACAAAGCCCAGCCGACGTAATTCATTGGCCGATTGCCAGAATCGTTCGGTCTCACCAGATCGGGATGGAGATGAGAGTCATGGATTCATTGCGTAACATGAGCACGACTTATGCAGCATTCGCGGCAATCGAAGCGAAAGATGGGCACAAGATTTACAACAAACTCCTTACCGACCTTTTAAATACGCTAGAATAGATGCCTGATTCCACCAGAACTGTTGAGATCCTCCTCGATGTAAAAGCCAATAAGGCAGAGTTGGCCGCTGTCAGCGCGGAGATGGAAGGTCTTAAAAGGACCACGGGCAACGCTGCTATATCGATGGCTGAGCTAGCCGCCGCTGCGCAAAAACCTAGCGCCTCATTCATGGCGTTAAATCCAGGTTTTGCGGCATTGGCCGCTAATTCTCTTATAGCCGGCCAAACCGTAAAAGGAGCTGGAGAGGCGCTCGCTGATACCGGAAAGAAAGCTGAAGCCGCAGGAATAAACATGGCGGCAATGGAACGCAACACCGTTCTACTTACGGCCGGGATGACGCGGATGATTCCTGGAACTGGTGCGCTAGGGAGCGAGATAAACTTGCTAGGACGTGGCGCGGTTGGCACAGCGAACGAGATTGGGTTACTCCAGACGGTGATGGTTGGTGCAGGGATCGCCGGCGCACTTGCGTTTACGGCCGCGCTCGCTGGTATCATCACGAAAGGGATAGAGCTACAGAAAACGCTTCAAAACGTCAAGGAAGGCGTCGAAGGAACGCTTAGCACAGATTCATCGAGGTTCGGCGGCGGTAAAGCGCAGCAAGCTGGCACCGCGGCGGTTGATTTGCTGACAGAATCGGCCAAGAAAGCCGAGGTTCCGCTCTCTGAGCTCGCTAAGGGATTCGATACAATCAATCCGGCAGCTACCCGGGCAAACGCCAGTATTAAGCAACAGGTCGAGCTTGTGACGCAGTTGACAGCGAATTCGGGCGCTCTCCATATCACCCAAGATAAACTGATTACGGATCTGAACGCTCTATTGAACGGCCAGACACGAAACACGAACGCTTTAGCGCAGCGGCTAGGGCTAGAGAAAGATCAGGTTCTCACGGCTCGCGAGAATGGGACGATCACAGATCTCCTGATTTCCAAGGTTCAGGAGTACACTGCAGCGCACCAAGAGAGTGGTGATACGATCGAGCGAGCTCAGCAGAAGGTCCAAGCCAGCTTCGAGAATTTAGCGGCAAGCGCGACTAAAGACACGGTGCAGCCTGTTACCAAGGCGCTTCAGGATCTGGCAGCGACAATGAATGGTCCGGATGTTCAAGCTGGTGTTGCGGCAATCCTCGCTGCTTTCAATGCGATCATTGCAGCAGCGGGCCCAGTGATTTCGGCCATGCAAGAGGTAGGAAAGGCGATTGTCGCCGCTCTGTCGGCTGCTAGTAACTTCATGGTGCAGTCCGCTCAAATGGTTTCTCAGGCCAATGAAACCGGGTTCGCTCCACCTCCCGGTCTCTCGGGTGCGGAAGCTTCGGCACTCTCTAATCGTCTAGCGGGACAAGAGGCTTTGCAGAGCAAGGCCAGAGAGGAAGCGCAAACGACGATTCTCGATGAGCAAGTAGTTACAGCCAAACCGGGATTGAGCGCACCTCCTGGCGGTTTCCCTAAAGAAAAAGGAGGCGGCAAGAAAGGGCCGAGTCAGGATGCCTTAGATCAGCAGAAGATCTCCGAGATAATGTCCGAGATCAACGAGAAACAGGCTGCGTACAATGCCGGCGTTGAAAGAAATAACGTCAATCACAAGCTAGGGCTTGAATCGCTCGATCAAGAGAACGCGAAAAACTATCAGCTCGCGACTCAGATGATTGCTGGAATCGACACTTCAAAAGCGAAGCTGGTCGATATGCAGAATCAGATCAAGGCAGTCGGAGAAGCGCAAGGAGGTTTGAACGATAAGGAGAATACCCAGATCAATAACCTGCAGAAGGCGATCGACAAGCTCGACTTGATGAACGCCAAGATGCAATTGGCTCAGAGCAGTAACACATGGATGGGCCAGTTTCAGCAAGGATTAGTTAAACTCGGTGATGAGTTCACAATAACTGGAACGAAAGCTTCTCAGTTCTTCGGGCAAACGATGCAGACCGGTATCGATGGAGTAAGCCAGGGGTTAACTGGCCTAATTTTCGGAGCCAAGAATTGGCAGCAAGCGTTTGTGAGCGCCGCAGAATCGATTGTTCAAAGCTTGATTAAACTCATGTTGCAGCAGCTACTCGCTTCGACCGTGCTTCGGACAGCGAACCAGGGAGACAAGCTTTCGTCCGCATCAGCAGCGGCCGCAGCAGCAGCAAAGAGCGCAGCCGATATTCCTTACATCGGTTGGATTCTGGCGCCAATTGCCGCGGCGGCCGTGTATGCAGCCGCTCTGGCATTCGCGCAAGGCGGTATCGTTCCTGGTGGTTACAGCGGGACAGACAATCGCGTGGCAATGGTGAGAAGTGGTGAAGGCGTTATCACGCCGGAAGGTGTTGCGCATATTGGTGGAGAATCGAGCGTTCACGCGATCAACTCGCTATCGTTTGTCCCGAAGTATCAATTCGGTGGAATGGTTGGAAGCTCACTCGGGAGCAGTTCGTCTTCGCGTGCTAGTGGTTCGGGAGGATCTGGTCGCGACGTTCATATTCACAATTGGACTGACGAGGCCACGATGCGTTCTTTTGTTTTGAATCATCCTGATTCCGATCATCATATCATAGAAACGGTTCGAAAGAATCGGTACTCGATCAAAGTATGAGAATGGAGTGGATAACGGTCGGCGCGAAACCAGTGGTTTTGTTTCTTATGCCTCCGGATTTCTCGACTAAACCTAAGGTCCGTTTGATTGTCAAAGATGGCCAGGCGCAAAGCCAGAGCAATAAGACGAGCGCTAGATCATTCTCCAATTACGGGAAATGGGAAGTTGACGCCAGTTATCTCGTGTGGGATTCGGATGGTTCGGGAGACCTCAGATTAGGATTCCAGCGACTTAAAGCTGATCAGGTAGCGCTCCCAATGTGGACTGATCAAGTCGCGATAACGGCCGGGATCGGGATTGGCGCGACAACTTGCCAGTTCAACAGTGCCAAACCTCCATCCAGATACGGGAGCTGGTTCATCTTCGTTAATCCCGTGACGTTCAACTACGAGCTCAAACAGGTTAGCTCTATCGTCGGTAGCACGATAACTTTCTCGGTTGGTACTACGAGCGCATGGCTGATCAATTCTATTTTGATGCCGGTAGCGTTCGGACGGTTCAGCAAACGCGGCCAATTCAAGAAACTCACTGAAAGCATTTTCACGATTGATCTGACGTTTACCGAATGGGGCGATGTGACTCAGGTTATGAATCCGTTTGTTCAGACCTTGGTATCGACTGGCGGGAATCTCGGACGCGCAAGCGAACGGTTGTGGGATATACCGTGCACCTACAGTCAGCAAGAGGTTGATACGACGGAGGTTGATGTTGATTACGAGCAAATTGGGTTCGGACGAGCTGAAGCCGACTTCGCTTATCCGCAAGGACCGAGGCGCGTGACCCAGCTCGATTTCGAGGCGATGACTCGACTAGAGATAGCGAAGATCGAAGGAATATTTTTAGATCGAAAAGGAAGGCTGAACAATTTATGGGTTCCTACCTGGCGAGCTGATTGGCAAGTATTCGCGCCTCCGGTAATAGGCGCTCCTGGTGTAACGGTAAGCGCTAACAGCCGTTATCTTGATTCGAACTTCATTGGAGCAGGTTACGGATTCTATTTGCTCAACGATAATTCAGGGCACATTCTTCCGTTTCAGGCGAACACGGTCACTACGGGCGGAACTTACGACGTTCTCAATTTCAACTTCGGAGTGACATCTCCCTATAATTTCGATCCGTTCCCAAAGGTGTCGGCACTGATTCTTTGCCGGTTTCAGAACCCAATGATCGAATGGACATACGAGGCGGATGGATGCGCTGATGTCTCAATCAAATTTCTCGAGATGACCGAGGAATATCTCTATACGCCGACGCAGCAGAACGTTGCGTATTGCTATGTATTCACAGAAGCGAATCCCATGGCAACCACGTCATGGTATTATACCAGTTTCGAATCGACGCTAGTCGTATCTGGTCTTGGCACATTCACGCCGGGCTATTTTCAGTTCACTAAATGCCAGCGCGGTACTGACATGGGTAGTGACGAAGCCACAATAGAAAGCTTTATTTTTACCGGGAACCCACTCCAGCGACTTTTCCCGTTTATCATCGAAGCCGAACTCCAGGTAGCGATTTACGAGGTTAACCGGGATAGCGGCACGCACAATCTTCTTTTTGTCGGTACATGCGATGAACTTCTTACTGAAGGAGCAAAGTTCACAGTAACGTGTAAAGGGTTCGGCAGTATTTACGATCAACAATTTCATAGGCACATGATCGCAAACGAATGCCCGTTCGTTGTGTATTCGCCAGCGTGCGGTGCGATCATGAGTCAACACGGAATTGTTGGAACGATCGCTTCGGTGGTACCCCCTCAGTACATCACGATAGCGTTCGGGTTTACGCCGCAATCTCAGTTTTTTAATGATGGAGTACTTCTAATCCCTCCCGGCGGGGGGCAGGTGTTTCAAAGCAGACTTATCACGTCCATGGGACCAGGAGCTACGCCGTTCGTTGCTCTAGATGCTCCTCTCAATGGTAGTGTAGTCGGGGTAACAGTTTACTGTTATTTCGGGTGTGACGGGATCAATACGACATGTCGTGACCTGTTTAATAATCTGATCAATTTCGGTGGAGAAGCGAACGTTCCCGCCTCGAATCCGTCAGTTGTAGCCGTCCAATCTAACGATGGGACCAGTGCAAAGAAATGAACGAGATACAAACCCGAATCATCGCTGAATGCCGTTCATGGCTAGGCACTCCGTGGCGCGATGGTGGTTCTGCGGCTAAGGGTCCGAATGGTGGCGTTGATTGTTCGCGGTTTGCGCTCTCGGTTTTCTGTAATGCCGGTTTGGGCGATTTTTCCGATTTCTTTATAGAGAATGTTCCGGGAGTTTATTGCCTGCAACGCGGAAACAAAAGCTACGTTAAGGAATGGCTAGATCGCCATCACGGATCCGTTAAACCCGTGTTCGGTGGAATAGGGTCACTTCAACCGTGCGACATCGTGGCTATGATGGAAGGCGCGATTGTTCATCATGTCGGGATTATCGACGAAGACATTTTACACATGTATTCCTGCCGCGTGCCTGAGGGTGTGGTGCGCGAGCAGTTCGTTGGCAACGTTGGTCTGGAACGAAAATTCAGGATGGGCGGGAATCTGATATTTAGACCGGTAGCATTATATGCAAGGGCAAACTGATAAGACCCCTCCACTCGAACAGGCTAGTGTTCAACCGCAGGATACGGCCCAATCGCAGGAAGGTATTCTCACTACTCAGTTCTGGGGTAAGCGGAAGTTGTCACTGCAATATATTACGCCGGCAATGAACGCTGTTGCTAGAAAACAGGGAGGGGGATCTAGTAAGGGTGGCGGAGGTGGAACAGCGCAGTACAAATGGTTTGCCGATTCGATGGCTGTCTTATCCCTCGGTCCAATTACGTTTGTTGGTTCGGTTTGGGTCGATCGAGTAATCGTAGCGGGTCCAAACGCCTACAATAACGTTGGTGCCGAGTATTTCCAGTTTGCGGTTGGTAATTATGGTCAATGCCGGTTTTCGTGGGGTAACACTTGGCAGAATTTTCCCAGCTTTTGTAATTGGTCAAGGTTAGCTCCGTTTGGAGCGCAGCGCGGAAAAGCACGGGTGGAATTTCAACAATTCTATTTTGGCAGTGTCGGTAAAACATCAATGCCGACAATTGAATTTGAGTGCATAAAGACGCCGGTATTTCCAGGAATGGGAAACCTCGATAGCAGGCTAATCAATTTCAATTATGGCGCTAACCCTATCGCTATTATCTATGAGATTCTTACTAACACATTCTGGGGTGCTGGCATCCCGGCAAACCAATTCGACACCAGTTTTATTCAGACACAGATCACAAATTTATCTGCGGTTTACGGATGGGGCATGTGGCTATCTCCGCTTTACACGAGTCAACAACCTATCCGATCGGTCATTAACGATCTGTTGCAATATTTTGATGGATACATTTACAGATCGAATAATGGACTGATCAGGATAGGTTTCTGGCCTCACCAGTCGGCGCATACACCGGTTGCCACCTTCGATATGGATAAGATCGTTTCGAAGCCACGGATCAAGGCACCGTCTTTTTCTAGCACAGCTAACGAGATTCATATCACATGGACTAACTCACAGAACCAGTACGTTACAACGGTGTCCAGGGTTGGTAACCCGTCTCAGTTCTATAAAACTGGAGCATTTCGAAATCTTGATTTGCAACGGGAACATATTACTCATCCGCTAACCGCGTACATATTCCGTGAAGATTACAACCGTATGCGGTCTCAGCCGCAGAACACTGGCCAGATCGAGGTTCTAAAATCGGCTGCGCTCACCAATAACCCGGCCGATATTGTGACGGTTTCGTTAGGAGATTACGGATCATCGTTTCTAGGGAGAATCAAGACATGGAATTACGGCGATGAATCCAAAGACTCGGTTGCGATTGAAATCGAGCAAGAACTCGGAACATTCGATTCTACTTATGTGGCGCCACCAGATCGGGAGAGCAATGTCTCTTTGATTCTTGTGGGTCCTGTTGGTAACTCACCAAAGATAGTTTCGCTTCCAGGAGAACTGCGTACCGGCGACCTTATTGAGATGGGATTTCTGGCTGAGCGAACTGAGGGTTTCAGTTACGGTTTTATTCCGTGGATCAGCTCGGATAACTCGATCTTCGATTCAACTAGCGAGTTCTGCTTTTTCGCCATTCGAGGATCGCTACAGAGCGTCTTAAATTCATCGGCTCTTTCCATGTCCGTCCTGATGACAGGAGTAGATACAGCGCGTGTTGTTTCTCAAACGGCCACGCAAACAGCCAACAATACTTGGCTCGTTTTTATTAACGATGAAATATGCTCTCTAGGAATCGTTACGGCTGTCGGGGGCGGATCTTACAACATCACGATGGTTCGAGGTCTATACGGATCTGTGCCGGTAATTCATCCGGTCGGAACAGACGTTTGGTTTATTGCTGCTTCCGATCTAACACCGGTCTCGTGGCCTCCGTTCAATTTCGGGTTACTCTTTTACGCCAAGTTCCAGACCCTCAACCATTTTAATCTGCTGCCGCTTACTACGGCTAACAGTTTTTCGTTCGTTGTAGGTTACAATCCGATATCGCTATTCGGTCCAACGAATCTTACGGTTGGGATGAACGGTAACTTCACTGTATTCACTTGGACCCCTGACCCTTCGCCGGTAACGCGCGGGTATCAGGTAAGGTATGGGGTGGTGGGGGGGAATTGGCAAACAGCAAAAATAGCTGACGCGAATGCTCAGGATTCGCAACACGCCAAGTGTATTATTCCTCCGGGAACATGGACGATTTATGTAGCTAGTTTTGATGCGAATGGCCTTTTCTCTTTTGAGATAGCGTCTGTCAATTTCACTGTACCGATCATGTTCCAACTGGTCGAGATCAACTACGGCCCGATTGAACGTACGGTTGATCCTGGAACGCTTCAGGTTTTGGACTGGGATCAAAACAACGGTTCAATCTTAGTGGGTTGCCAAGTTCATCCCACGGCTTACGTATTGGTTCCGAGTGATACGCAGTTAGCTAGTTTTGGTACGACTGGGTACGAGTTGTTTGAGAAATTCTGTCAAGGGTTTCCGACTCAATGTTCGTTCACTTCACGAGTGATTGACGCTTTGGTTAGCAATCAGACGATCCGATGCAGTTCATCTCTTTTCGAATATTTCTATGGACTAGAAGGAATTCCTCCTAGTGGCCTAGATTTGAAACACGTGTTTGCGCCGGGATGGAACACGCCGAGTCTTTCTATAACGGGTGGAATTATTCATCCGACAGGTTACACAATAACTCCTCAGTCCACGGCACTAGCTAACTCGACTACAGGATTCGATGTATTTGATAACGTGGTTTATTTGCCAGTTGCTAGCACTGTCGTGAAATGGACAGATGATAGTGCTGCAGTTTATCCATCGGATTTGACTCTCGTTTCTTCGGTCAAACAATCTGCTGGTTCGCCACCATACAAGCTCACCAGTTTGATCGAGCACTCAGTAGATAATGTTCATTGGTTTACAGTGTCCATTGGAATTGATGGAACGATCAAGGGTTCAACGTTCGATAGGTACGCCAGGTTCACGGTGACGCTAGATAACACGGTAGGAATTGCGTCCATTGCTTCATTCGCTACGGATACCTTGATTGCGCCTTCAGTCTATTTTGTTCCGATTCCTGAACAAATGAATACTTCCGTAGACAACATAACATGGTCAGGGTGGAAGAACCTGGCTTCGCAGTTTACAGCGAGCCGGTATTCTAAATTTATGTTCAGTTGGAATCCGAACCCGCCGACTAGTATTCCTTTCAGCGTAGAATCATTGTGGCTATTTATTGATACTCCCCAGAATATCGATGGAGGGAACAATGTTACTGTTCCGTTAGCTGGACTTAGCATTGTATTTAGCAGACCTTACGTGCAGGGAATCCCATTAATTACGGTCGTGCCACAAGATTCAACGCTAACTGCAATAATTACAGTTCAAAGCAAGAGCGGGTATACGGTAGTGTTAAAAAATGCTCTAAGTGTATCAGTTGCTGGAATAGTAGATTGGAGCTCTGTAGGAACTTAAAAACATGGAAATTGAAGAATTTGAAGTAGACGTGCCCGTTAATGGGTTACGTGTGGATTTAGAAAAAGGTAAATACAAGTTGTCACATACGATTCACGCAGACACGGACGCGCCGAACAGAGTCATGATCAGTGACAGCAGCATGACTGGTTTTTATCTATCGGTCTGGTTCAAGCCACCAAACAAAGAGATGGCTTGGGTCGAAACTTTGAAAGACGTAGATGGCAATGATGTTCGGATTCCTAGATCTGGACTAGTCGAATTACCCGAAGAACGGGTAGCCGCGAGGGTGCGGATCAAGATTTACGAGGCTACATAATATGCCAGGTGGCAATCAATCATTCGGTACGGGTGCTTCTGTTGGTGTTACGGTAGAGGATTCAATTGCGATCGATGTAGCCAATGGAAATCTTAAGTTGGTCAATGATTCCGCTGCGCCAGGTAACAGCAAGTACTACGGTACTAATGCTGTCGGGGTGTTGGGTTACAACGCACTTCCTGTTGTTCCGTTCACTTCTGTCCTAAAGTATGGGGCCGATCCCACCGGAGTATCAGACTCTACGACCGCGATTAACAACGCAATTGCAGCGATGCCCTCTGCTGGCGGGACTCTCTATTTCCCGGCAGGGACTTACAAGGTGTCGAGCACAATCACTATCAGCAAGCCGGGAACATATCTTGGAGATGGACCAACCAGCGTTACGATAGTAACCAGTAGTGCCACAGCCGATGTGTTTTTATTTAACACCTCAGGCATAGTTTTCAAAGGAATGCAGATACAAGCCAGCGTGACCAGAACCGCTGGTTATTACATTAATATGGGGGCGGGCATCGCCAATATATACATATCTGAGTTTTTCCTGACTCAGTTTTTCTGGGGCATTCACATGAATGCAGTAGCTAGCGTGATTCGAGACGGATTTTTCATCAATGGCGTAGCCGGAACCGGCGTAGGGATTGTTGTTGATGGTTCAGGATCATCTATTTTTCACGGTTTAGTCATGAGCAACGGCTCACAGATTGCCGCGGGAATACAATTCAATGTCGGCGGATGCTTCATGTCTGATTGCGACATCAGTTTTTGCGGTAACGCGCTAAATCTGTCGCCGGGAACCGGTCAAGTTGTAGCCGATCTAACCGTGGTTCACTGTGATTTTGATCATAGTGTTAATGGAGCGGTATTTAACGCCAACCCTGGCTCAATCGTCAGATGCAAGTTTACTGGATGCTGGTTTTCTTCTCACACTGTACGAGGAGTATTAATGCAAACAGGGGGTGCTGGAGGTATTGACGGAGTAACATTCGTTAATTGCGAAATGCACCAAAACGGGAGCGACGGGGTAACGATTGCTACTACAGCAATCAGTAATGTCAGGATATTTGATTCCGCGCTTTGCGGAAATACTAATCACGGAATTAATTTAGCGAACGGACTGGTACAATTCGCTATTAGCGGCAACCGGATAGGAAACGGATTTTCATTCGTGGGCAACGGTGGGTGGGGTATTGTTTTCGGGGGCGCTAACAACGATTGCGTGGTCACAGGTAATGACCTGAGAGGGAACACGGCAGGAGAGATGACTGGTACTCCAGCAGTGAGCGCTACTGTCGTGATCGCGAACAATATTTAGGAGTATATAATATGACACTCAAAATTAAACGAGACAACACGCCTACCGTCGCATTTCAGGTATACAACCCTGATGGTTCGGAATGCGATCTGTCTAGCGTTCAGGATATTCTTTTCTTGGCTAAGACAGATCAACTTTTGCCTAATAGCCAAGCGTCTATCACCAAATCTAAGAGCGGCGGGCAAATTACCGTTCCGGCCGCGGTCCCACCACATGCGGCGTACATATTCCAGTTCAAGCTTCTCGAGGCTGACACTAAAAACATTCTGGTGCGCACTACTTTTTATTGTGATGCGTTAGTCACTGATTCTACAGGGAACCTAGATACAGTCGGAGACTCCGTTCTCGTGATCGATCCTAATATTGCTCGTGCTCCTTAAAACTTACTAAAAAATAGAAATCATCAAATGCCACTCGGACCACAATCACTTGCAGCCTGGATAGCCACCAATTTCGCCGGAGATCTCGGAAGCACTTACAAAGGAAAGATCGATGCTATTAGCTCAATCGCTGGCGGTCCATCGGGAAGCTTGTACGTTTACCCGAATAGCCCGGCATCGCTAGGCGTATTAGTCGATCCAGGATTCAATCTTCCGCAGATAAACCAGCCATCTCCATTCCTTCTTAACGGCGGAGCCTCGCCAATATTGGTCACTTTGGTAGCGCCTGGCAGCAATAGCTATTACGCTACGATTTACTGGGATTTGACCACCAATACGGCCGGCGTAATCTACGGCGCATCCGCAGTCTCGCCAGTACCGGTTTTGCCAACTCAATCATATCGGATAGCGCTAGCGCTCGTGCTGCTAACCACAGGGCAAGCAACCGTTACGGCTAGCAGCATCTATGACATTCGAAGTTGGTTATCCGAAGGAGTATCGACTGCGTCGTCCGGTAATGTGAGTGGACCGCTGCTTGTTTATCCCAATACTCCGGCAGCACTTAGCGTGCTAGTAAATCCGGCGTTCAACCTTCCTCAGATCGGAGTCGGATCACCATTTCTGCTCAATTCTGGTGCTACTCCAATCACGGTCGCTCTGGTTGCACCCGGTTCGAATAGCTATTTCGCAACGATCTACTGGGACCTTACGACATCTGCTCCGGGGGTGATCTACGGAGCAACAGGTATATCGCCTACGCCATTGCTTCCGGACTCTCTTACGCGCATACCGATCGCGCTAGTTCTACTAACCTTCGGTCAATTAACTGTCGTGGCCAGCAATATCTACGACGTGCGCACCTGGGTTCCGGAGAATCCTCTTTCATTGTCGCCAGGTGCGATAGCAGGAAACACAACCGTCAATTGCAATGGAGCAATGTCCGTTGCTTACAATGTGTCATGCAACGGAGTGAATCCGATCACTATCACATTTAGCAATTTACGAATTGGTGCTAGCCTTCGGTTCTCGCTCACGAACACATCGGGAACAACCGCTGTCGGTCTAAAGCTGGCTGCAACTACGCCTGGTGGAATAGCGTATTCAATCCTTACGGGGAACGGAGTCAATATGGTGACTACCGGAATGTCGATTGCGGTAGGTCTAACCCGCGCGATCGTGCTGGATTCATATCCAGGCCCCTTGCTCACAGGTCCAAATATATGAATCTTAAGATTCTTAATGACGCGAACGAGAACTTCGCGTAAAGTCAAGCCACAATATGCCGCAAGTTGTAACCTGGATCCCTGATTACGCGAAGCTTCCAAAAGAGATTTTTGGTGGCCATTTCACCTGGATTGATAATTCACTTGTTCCCGGATGGGACGGCAAACACACTAGCCTGTACAAGTTTCACGATGGCACCTGGGCGACCGATGCCACCCATATGCTCGGGTTCTCACGCGAGATCATTCACACATTAGAGCACGGACCGAACTGGCTAGTCGGTCACGCATTCCGGCTCGTTGGCAAGAAATACAAGCTCTCGGGAACCGATCTCTTTTTTGACCCGGCACAACTCATCGAATGGGCTAAAGAAGCGGAAGAACTTCTTAAACCCGCTGATGTGACGGTGGGGCAATGGGGCGACAAAAGCTTGGACGATTGGCCGGCAGCGATCACTCGAGATATCGAGGAATGCAATCGGCGTGCGGGCGGCGCTCATCCATCAATCGAGCATCACCGTCAGGCTGTTGGCGACGTGGCGTTTCACGTTTCTAAATGTAATCACGGCAATTCAGTTCATCACCCGGAGTATCCAAAGAAATGATCAGGAAATGGTTTTTGCGGTTTATGGCGGCAGCAGGGATGATCTGCTTTGCCTATGGTATCGGTCAAACCGAAGCGAACCTTCTGCTCACTGCGCGGTTTAATGGGGCCGCGCTAGCTGTTCAGGCCAGCTATTATCTCGGCCTTTTTACGGCGACCCCGAGCGACACCGGTGGTGGTACGGAGACAGTCTATACCAACTATCTC